TATTTTTTTATGATTTTCTTGTCGCCCCTCTGAATCGCCTAATACTTCAAAAGGTTCTTTCTTAATAAATTTAAGTAATGAACCCATAAAGTCTATGTCCCCATCTGGTTTATATGTAAGCTCTGCTTTACGATACCTTCTGTATTGATCGCCATCTTTATCACAATTCCTACTGTCAGGATGATTGCAGGCTTTTGCTTTCTGCAATGTTTCATCACATTCACAATGCTTTTTCATACATGGGGTTTCTTCTTTTTCTATTAAGCAGCTACCATCTATACAAGATTTAGTTGCAGAGTTATTAGCTTTCAATATATCAAATGAGGCACCTTGGTTAACGCCTTTTTCACATACGGTAACCTCTGCGAGCTCCATCTCATCAACTTGCATATATTCCATTAAGCCTTTTTGAATGGTTTGAGTTTTAGTTGCAGAGCCTGCAATGCTATAAGATTGCATTTTGCCATCATCTATTTGTTCTCGTACTTTCTTAGAAATTTTAGTGTCGTTTCTAAGTTCTGTGATAAAGAATAAGCCTTTATCATCTACGCCAGATTTAAATATCTGACCATTTTTACTTACATAACATGGTAATGCCCATCCAACTTGTACGTCAGAATGTAATACCATTGCATTACGTGTTCTAAAATTAGCCATGTATTTTTTAAATGCTTTAGCTAGTGCCACTGTCGTGATTAAATGTCCCTCACGATCTACTAGCTCCACTGAGGCAGGGCCACCAATTACATACGAATCATCATCTGTAACACCCATCTTATCAAGAGCTTTTTGATATTCTGGTTTATCTGGGTAGACCCTCTTTAAAGTTAACATTTCTGCTGGTGATGCTATCCCAGCTTTATAAAGTCTTTTGTATTCATTAAGGTCTGATTTAATAGCATCTAAAGTTGTTCGACCATCTAGTGCTTTCTCTAAGAAAGAAACAGGTTGGTCATCTTTTTCATTAGGAATAAAATACTCTGAGTTAATCCAGTTTTCGGGACTTGGTAAATCCCCAACTGGAGTTTCAATAGTTTTTGTTGTCATAATTTTTTAAAATCCTGCAAGGCCCCAAATAACCCCAGAAACTGTTGGTGTTCCGTTAGCAGATACTACTGAAACATTATTTCTGAAGTCTATAGGGAAATTAGTTTCATATGTGGCTCCAGCTAATACAGCAATTCCTGTAGTTGAACTTGCCGTTGTATCAAAAGCTACATATACAATTTCATTAGATGTGCTTGATTCATTTTTAATTGTAATACCTCTAATAACTGACATATCAGGGCGTTTAATTGATGTGGACGCATTTGCTGTGCCTGTCCATTCATAATTGATTCCAGAAGCACCATCTACATAAGTGGAAACTGCTGCTGTATCTTCTCTTACCTCAAACATGATTTTGTCAGCATAGAAATTAATGTTATGTTGAGCTTGTGTAGTTAAATATAATCTGTATGCAGCAGCATCTGTGCTACCTGGTATTGCATATGAAGCTGTTACTCTAGTCCAACTAGTGGCTAGGCTACTAGAACCTGATGTTGCTAATACTGATGTTCCAGCAGCATCTCGAATTTCTAATTTAACTGCACCAGAAGCTGATGCTCCTCTATGTTCTAATTGTACAGATATATGTTGTGGCTCAACACTAAAAGGTAGCGTTGGGGATTCCCAGTACCAACCTTCACCTGCGTCTGAGTTTGCAGGATTTGCAAGTAAGGAAGCTGTCCCAACGGACTGCTGTCCTGTATCTCTTGAAATAGCACTTCCAGTAGCTGTAAACATACTTATTGTGCTAGATTCAACTCTTGGGTTTGTTACCCAGTTTGTAGCTACTTCCCCTCTGGAAACAGATTTTAAATTGCTTGCTGTTGTAGAGAGAGCACTTCTGAATGGAGTGTACTTTGTATATGGGTGAACTGATCCTCGTGTTGAGCTATCTATTTCCCATCCCCTTGCATCAGTATGTCTTTCGTTTGCCATATAGTTATACTCCTATTATCCTTTATTCATATAATTTATGAGAGCTACAAAGCTTCCCATAACTGCTGAAGTATGAAGAACTAAGACCCCTAGTGCGATAAAAACAGATTTTCCACCATATATCTTGCTTCTCCACATTCTCAGTTCATCTAAATTAGTATTGACTTTTTCTATAGAACTACAGATGGATTCATTTAATGAGTTCTGACTTTCAATATAGGTGTCGAGTCTTTCCATATATATGGCTAAACCTATTTCCGTATTTGCCACCTGTTGAGTCATAACCTTCCTTCTGTGTTTATTTTTAATTTGATTTACCCCATTAGGGGGGCCCTAGATAAACTAGAAACCCCCCAGAAATCTAAACGCTATAAGATTATGAGTTTAGATCAGCAATTTTTGCTTGAGTAAAGATGTTAGTACATCTTAGCTCTGCCATAGTGTAAAGTAATCCTCTTACAACTAAAGCATTAGCAGCGAAGAAATCGCGGTTCTCGATATACTGCGTTGGCTGTGCCACTGCAACTTCTAGATAATCTGTATCTAGAACATATACGTTTGAACCAAGAACTCCGTCATTTGTTGCTACGGACTTCGCACAGTCAGGGTCTGGAAGTATTGGAATTCCTTGATAAGTAGCTAGAACTAGACCAGTTCGAGTTCCTGGGAACGTACGTTCTGATCCAACTCCTACTTGGAATTCTTCCTGTCCAAGATAGCGTTGATTACTGTTAAGCAATCTTTCAAGGTTGAAATACTGGTCATGACCCAAAAGGATTAGTTTTGGCTCTCCACCGTTTTCCCTGATTTTTTGTATAGCTGTGTCAATTAAAGTAAGTGACAATGCTCTACCAGTACCTGAGTTGTATGATGCGGATGCTGCAGCGTTCCAAGTACCTGAAGTACGACCACCAATAGTTAAGTCATACGCTCTGGACCTAGTTGTCTGTCCACCAACTGTTGCACCATCAACAGATACGATATCGTCAATGGAAGTCATTCCAGCTCTGCTATAAATGTAAGCAATGTCGCCATCAGCGAAAGTTGTGCCTGAAGCCACAGTTACAACACCAGTTGATGTATTTACTGCGGAAACAACAGAACCAGATTGTCTGTCATGTCCAGTAGCAGAAACGTCATATTGTGACACTGCGTCACCAATTTTAAAGTGCTTTGCAATTGAGGCAGGAACTGTGAAAGATGTTGTTGCACCAGCGGAAGTTAGGTAAGCAGAACCAGCAAGTAGCTCTTCGTTAATTTCCTTCGTATGGTCCAACTGAGCATTTTCGTTCTCTAGTGCTAGTACATCGCCTACGCCACCTTCCATTTGGGCGGTGAACACGGACTTCACTGAAGCACCGAAAGTTGTTGAAACTATTCTTGGTAGTGAACTTACAGTGGCGATATTAGAAATATCTACTGTAGGTAAGCTACCAGTTTCTGTAACTGGCCTTGATCGTCCAGAACCACGATCGGTTCTAACTCTCCAACCAGCTGTATTTCCCCACACAGTACGTGGGATTGCATTGAAGAAACGAGTTTGGTTGTTTAATGCTTGCCAAACTTTTCTTCCATATGTCGTATTAAAAATACCTGTAGCACTATCCACAGTAAAGTAAGATTGTTTTTGCAAATATTCGTTTCCGAATACGCTAGAATACAATCCACGCTGTGACTGTGCTAGATATTCACTTAAACTAGGGTTAGCCATTAGCTTTTTTCCTCCATAAAATTATTATTATTTATTAAATTTAACCTAATAGTTCTCTAGGAACTCCGTCAGTGTTGCCTTGTTCGATTTGATATTGTAAATCTCTTAGCTGTTTATAAGACATGCCAGCTAATTGATCTGCTACATCTTCACCATCTTTGGCTTTAACGATTGGAGTATTATCTACACCAAGTCCTCGTACGATCTTAGGTGCTTTAAGAGAAGTTTCCTCACGGAAGCCCATCTTGCGTAAGCTTTCTTCAGTACCTGCTTTAATTTGTTTCTCAATTGAAACTTCTTTTTTAGCAAGTTGCTTTGTAAGCCTAGCGATTTGCTTCTTCATGTTCTCTATCTCTTCGTCTTCATCATCGTCCCCGTTTTCGTCCTTCTCCATATCCTCTCCATCCTCTGGGATGTCGATTGCTTCGTCATCGTCTTCTTCATCCTTATAAGCCATGCCCCCAGCTTCTATTTCCTCTTCCTCTTCTTCCTCTTCTTCTTTTTTCAAGCTTGCTGCCTGAATTGTATTTTGCTGCTCTGCTATATCCGTAGTAAGATCGGCATCCTCTGAACTGTCATCAGCATCAGATGCACTGCCTCCACCTTGTGCAGGTCTGTCATCACCACTTACATCCATTCCAACCTCATTCTTCATAACGGAAAGAACTTCTCTAGCAATTGATTTAACTAATTCAGACTTTGCTAAAGCATTAGCTTCAGCTTCCTCTTTTTTAGCTTTATCAGCTTCTTCTTTAGCTAGTCGTGAGTCCATTTTTTGCAAAACTTCTGCCACGGCTGCCAAAGCTAGGGAATTTCCCTCTAACTGTTTTTCGATGTTTCCATCAGCCATAAAACCATACCTCCTAAAAGATAAACTTATAATTTTTTATCCATTCTAGAGGTTGGTCTTAGCCATCCGACCTACAAAATAGAATTAAATATAACGTCACAAAGTGACGCCTTGTTTAATTATACTAAGATAGGCGAAAAATTCTAAAGAATTATAATATGATTATGTATTATCTAGGGTATCTGGTATTCCATTAGAGTCTAAATATAACATTTCATTTCTAAAATCATATAAAGGAACTTGAATTAACTTCTTTAATTTCTCGCATTGATTGCCTTCAGGCATAGAAGCTTCTACTAAGTCAAGTATTCTACCAACCATCCTTGAATGTTTGGCTATAATATATTCTTGTGTTGCTGTAACTTTACTCACATCTACCATTATTCATCCTCCAAACTACTCCTATTATTTAATCTCGGTTATAGATATTCTTTTAGGTAATAGTTTTTTAATATCTCTAGGTTGTTTTTTATATACTTTTTCCCACGCCGTTTGTAAAAAAGGTTGTGCTGGTGGTATATCTGTCATGTCTTTGGTGTACCATTCGCCAGATTTAGATTTAATTGGCTTAAAACCAGGCTTAAATGTTTTTGTATGAGCTTTTACTTTAACCAGACCTTTAGGTGTGCTTCTAAGATGGGCTGGCGAATTCATAACATATCGTGAACTTAAATACTGTCTTTTGCCTTCATGTACTTGATATGCATAAGGAACAGTAAAATGAATTTTAAAACCTTTTTGGTTAGCAATAACTTTACCTGAATCTTTTAACATTCCAGTATTTACTGGAGCCATAGATTTAGCTAATTTTAAAGTTTCCTCACCTAGCTTTAAATACATACCAGGTAATGCCACATTATAAAACCATTCTCTTTGTTGTTCACTTAGTCTTGGCATACATCTAACCTCATTAATTTATTATACTTTGATATACAAAGTTTTCATTTAATTAATGAGGACCAATTAGATGGTACATTATCTAAAAAGGTATTTTGTGAATTATCGAATCTATTTAAATAAATTATTTCCTTGCCTACATAACCATATTTAGGATGGTAATATAAAACAATCTGTTTAGGTTTTGTAGCTGCGTGAAGTCTTTGCAACGCAAATTCATCAGGACCTTTTAGACAGCCAGCAATATGTAATTCACCAGTTCCTATATCAATTTCGTCAATTCTGTGGAAGTGACCAATTATGGCACTGTCAAATTGAATTACTTTATTATTACCATCAGTTTCTAAGTTCACATTATTTTGATATTGCAATACACCTCGTAAAGATGTAAGTGCTTTTGCAATAGACTGGCTACTACCAGCACCCGAAATACTATCTCCATGCATTATTAATACTGTGTTCTTATATACTTCAAATGTATTTATAAAACTCTTTGGTATATCAAATGTAATGTTCTTTTGACCTTTACAGAAGGTAGCTATCCATTGGTACATCATAAAATCCCAATCCATATATTTGTCCTTCATTGGGGGTTTACGAGTCATACGACCATGATTACCTACGACGCAAGGTACATGAATCTTTTTAAAGTGTGGTGCTAGAAACATCAGAGCTTGTGCTAATAAGTTAGCTCCTCTTATCATTTGTTCCATGCAGTTGGCAATATTTGATCTAGCTAACTCCTCATGGATATCACCACTAATCATATCACCTAACATTGGAACTATTAAGTCGTCTATCTTTGCAATGTTACGTCTATAGTTAACCAGATTTAATAATTGATAAGCCCAGCCATATAGTCTTTGATTAAATACTGAAAAGTCATATGTGTTTAAACCTATCATCTGTTCAGCATTAACTGATTCCCCTATATGAGTATCCGTTAGAGGTGCTACTACAGTTTGAGGATGATTACCAGTAAACTTACCCTTAGGGGATTTATAATTTTGAAGAGCTACAGGTTTAAATACTGAAGTAAGATTATGGATAGTATCTATAATAACTTCTTTTTTAACATTGTCTTTAAGAAGTTGACGATATAGTTTTCGGTATAGATTAGCTTCACTAACCGCATGAGCTACTTTTTTATCTAATCTTATTTTATCGTTTGGAAGTAAGGGAACTGACTCGTCTATTGTTTCCAAGTCCCCTAGTTGACGATCGTGCCATCTTTGGATCGTTGTTCGATGGACTTTGATGGCGAACTGGGCCTCTATCGACTCCGCTATCGA